AAAGGTTTATGCCATTACGAGGTCTGATGAAAACAAATAATTCCAAATAATTATAAATTATGGAGGTGTTTTCATGTCACAGTTAATTAAATTTAAAAGAGGTCTAAAAGCCGATCTTCCTGCTTCCGCTAACGCTGGTGAGCCTTTATTTACAACGGACACTAATGAGTTATTCGTCGGTACTGGCTCAGGTATTGTACCTATAGTTGGAGTTGACGAAAACGTTAAAGTTGGCGCTACTGGAACTAAAGATTTCTTGAGCGAAAGTTATTTCGAACAAGACAGCACAAACCACATCAGAATCAAGCAAAGCACTTTGCTTACTGGTGTAAATGCTGACCAAGTTGACAGCAAGAACGTTGATGATGCTGGAACTTCAACAGACTATCTTTGGACAGCTGGAAAAGTTATTAGCTACGTTCAACAATTTGCTAACGGTCTTGATTGGCAGAACTCAGTACTTTCAATCGCATCAGTAAATCCTGTCACACCTGTTACAGGTGCTAGGTATTTAATTGCTGTTGGAGCTACAGGGGCTTTTGCAGGCAAAGATAATCAAATTGCTGAATGGAATGGAGTAGCGTATGTATTTACTGCTCCAAATCCTGGCTTCGCTACTTACGTGGAAGATGTATCTAAACAATACACTTACAACGGAACGTCTTGGGTTAGCTTTGGTTCAACTACGAACCACAATGCTACATCAGGACTACAAGGTGGAACTACTAATGAGTATTACCACTTAACTTCAGCTCAATACACAGGCTTGACTAGTGGAGCTGCAACAACTCTCCATACTCATAACACTGACAATTTAACTGAAGGTTCTACAAACGTATTCTTTACTGCTGCTAGAGCACAAGACGCAGTTGGTGGAGCATTGGTTGATACTAATTCAATCGACTTCACTTATGCTGGTTCTCAAATTACTGCAGACTTAAGAATCCAAACTACAGACACAATCGCTCTTGCAATTGATGCTTCTGGAGTTAAAGCTGACTTAAAGAAACAGAACACAGATTCAATTTCTCTTAGCTCAGATGCTTCTGGAGTTAAAGCTGATTTGAACAAACAGAATACAAACTCAATCACACTTGGTATCGATGCTTCTGGTTTGAAAGCTGACCTTAACACTCAGAATTCAGACACAATCGCATTATCAGTGGATGCTTCTGGTTTGAAGGCTACTATCAACAAACAAAACTCAGACTCTGTTACTCTTAGCTCAGATGCTTCTGGCTTAAAAGCTGTGGTTAATGTTGATGATTCAACAATCAAAATTGACCCAACTAACCATTATTTATATGTTAACATGACTGATGGCGGAACATTCTAAGATAAACAAGTCACTTAAAAGTGGTAGTGGGGAAAATCCACTACCACTTTTTTAATAAGAGAGGGGGCAACATACATGGCAACAATCCGAATTAAGCGTGGCTTGAAAAATAATATGCCTAATGCATCAGTTGGAGAGCCTATATGGACCACAGATACTAAAGAACTTTATATTGGTGATGGTGAAAGTAATACTCCAATAAAGATTATCGGCTCAGGAACTTTTGACCATAGAGAATTGTTATACAGAACTTATGCTAATGCTCATCCTGCAACGGCGGTAAGTTATGATAACACTATCAGTAATTTAACAGCAACAGAGACTAATTCTGCTATAGATGAAGTTCTCACGATAGCATTAGATGTAGATGGAGGGGTATGGGGTTAACCCTATACCCTTTTAAATATTGCCTCCATATGCACTTGCAAAAACTATGCCTGTCGCAGAGCTTTGTGGATAAAGAAGCATTGCAAGCATTGCGTAAACACAAGAATGCATTCCATCATCTGGTTGACCTTCGGGATGATTAAACATTAAATCTTCAGACTTACCATTGATACTCTTTCTATACTCGGCTTGCTCTGCTAAATGATGATCGAAGAGCCATGAATAATCAGATTTGTTTGTTCCGGGCCATGCTATACCTATGCTCGCTACAAGCTTAATATAGTTTAAAATTACTTTGGTTCTATTAACAACCCACTTCTGATCTTGTGGGTCGAATTTTGTCTCGAGTTTTTGATTGAATGAATAATAACACGCCGCAATTCTAGAGCCGAATGCTTGTTGAAGTTTTCTATACTGAACATACCCGAAGCCCCAGTCAACGACAGAATAACAGACCTTATATATAACCATCAGATTAGAAATGTCTCTTATCTGATAATCAGGATCTAATTCTTCACTAGTTATGTACTTCTTGCACAACAACATTTGAAACTTGCCTGTCGTAGGATTGTGCGAGAATATAGTTACGACAGTAAAAGATTTCTCGCCTTTACCCCAGTCAACACCCATGTAGTTTTTAGTGTTAGCAAACAAACCTTCTGCTCTTGGATAGAACTTAAGATCATTGTTAGATATCTGAGCAAGCATTAACGGATTAAATGGCTTCTCAGCATTTTCATAGCTTCTTCCCAAGACTTCGTTCTGAAACTTGTCAGCAGGATACGTAGTGTATTTCTCCCATATGTCAGGCGCAAGTATCCAAGGCACCATTAGCTGAGATATTCTAAACCCTTGTAGCTTTTTGTCTGGTTGGAGAGCATACCATATCCCGTTGATAATAGAACTCTTAGGTAGATTCTGTTTGCATTTTTGACAAATAAACTCTGTAGGGGTCAGGTTTTTAACTCCCATAATCTGATATTTGTTACAATGGGGGCATTTCACTACCCACTCGTTCTGACGAGATCTGTCCCAGTACTGTTGAATAGTATTACTATAAGTTTTTGGTGTTCCTGTATACCAAGTAACACGCATTCTTGCTCCTGCCTCTAAAGCATGAGCTTGTGTTTCTCTTATTACTGGGAGAGCATCTATATGTATATCTTGAATTTCATCTCCCCAGATACCATTAACTGTGATACCACGAATATTGTCACCCATTTCAAAACAATGCTTGAAGTAGTTAACAGATCCGTTGTTGAATTCTTTAAGCATTACAGCACTTGCATTATCTTTATCGATGAAGTTTTTCTTAATAATATTCTGCTGACTAAAATCATAAAGTCTACCAATTCTCTCTCTTGAGAATGTTCTGACTTGGTCAGTGAGGGGAGCAAAATATAAAGCTTTAAAATGAGGGACCAGGAGAGTATAATTTGCCATGTGTGTAGACTCTGTTGTTGATTTCTCAACTTGTCGCCCAGACATAATCATTCCTTCTTCAATGTCCCCATCGTATATCGCTTTAAGATAATGTCTGTCCGTTAACCGAAAAGGCCTTCCATCTAGGAGATAAGTACTCTCAGCAAAGACGGAAGGCAAAACTCTCATAAGTTCGTTCTCTTGTCCCATTATTTCACCTTTTCTCCGAATCAAAGTATAAGAAATAAAAGATTAGATGGAGTTGCATTTTGCACGCATCTACAAATTTACAACGCCCTTCGGGGCTTATATTCTTTTGATCTGCATTGTGTCAGTTACCATCACAATCTTTTCTTTTTCTTCCTTTGTTTCTAAGGTATAGAATTTTTTGATTGTAGATAAAATCTCACCATCTTTAGACACGTTATTAATAACTGTTCCGTATCCAACGCATATGCCTAATATTGAATAATTTTTATCCTCATCATCTATCAATAATTTTTCGCCCACAAGAAAAGATGCTTCGTGTAAAAACTTTAGGGGAGAACTGTAATGACTAGCTTCATCTTCTCTTAAAAAATTCAAGGAACTGATACTCGTAAGAGTAGTTAGTGCGTCACACACTTGTTTCTGGCTTTCAACTAATAAACTTTTCCAATCAGGTTTATCATACCCCAACAGCTTTGCTATTCTCCTCAACATCTTTGCCTCCAAATATTTGTGACATAGTATATCTAGTATTAGATTCTACACCCTCGCCTTTGACATATCTACAAGCTAGATCGAAATCTGATACATTCTCTTCCTCGTGCAATATCTTAACACCTTCAAAATTGTCCATTATGTTTAGACTGTTCTTATCATAAGCAATAATTTGAATATCTCCACTTAATCCTTCTAATAAATCTATAAGCTTTCTTATAATCTCAACTTTGTAAGTTTTTCTTTCTCCAGCTAATCTCAATACTGTATCATCTTGGCTTGAGCTTAACTCAACGATAGCTTTCTTTTTCATATTAGCCCCATCCTCTACGTTCTCTTTTTCTTAATGATAATATATTTTTTATTAAAAAGCAATATA